ATATTCAGACCTAGTGACCAAAATGTTAGAGTACCTGTATTCACAGAGGACACAGATAGCGTTTCTTTTCTATACAAAGGAGAGGTAAAACGAGTACAAAGCATAAGCAGTAGCACAAACACTAACGGACAAATAGACTACATCACAGTATCAGGTGCTGACAATACAGACAATTACAAAGAACGTGTATTAGCAGACGGTGGTGTACTTGAAGACAATAGCCTTTTAGATGCGTTTTTAGACAGCGTAGACATAGGCTTGGTAGACGAACTATATATCAATTCAGATAGTGGCACACAGGTCGTTAAAATAAGCACAGAGCCTTGCTCAAAGTATGAGCCATACAAAGTTACGTTTCATTAACAAGTTTGGTGCATTACAGGATATGTACTTTAGCCTTAAAAGCACTTGAGAGCCTAAACACCACAGGAGAAACCTACAAAGCAAATGTAGTAGACTTTAGCACACTAACATACGACACCTACAAACCCCAAGTAGCGCAATACAACAAACTAGGAAAGGAAAGTATCACACTAAACACTAACTACATAAGTGAAGATTACAACGAAGTAATAAAGCAGCTTATGATGTCAGAGCAAGTATGGCTTACTAGACTAGACAATCCTGCACCTGATAGCAACAATTTAGAAACAGTATTAGCTGTAATTCCTAAGACACGAAACGTAACATATAAAACAAGTTTAAACGATAGACTTGTACAATACACAGTAGACTTTGATTATGCTTTTGACAAGATAAATACAGTAAGATAGTGGTAATTCAGTTATACATAGAAGGGCAAAGGGTTGAGTTGTTTAAAGACGAAAGTGTTACAATAACTGACAGCATCCAAAACGTAAAAGACATAGAGAAGGTATTTACTGCCTTTACTCAGTCCTTTAGTATACCTGCTTCTAAGAATAATAACAAGATATTCAAGCACTACTATAACTTTGATATTACAAATGGGTTTGATGCACGTAAAAAAGTAACAGCTACTATTGAACTAAACAACATACCATTTAGAAGCGGTAAGATAAAACTAGAAGGAGTAGACTTAAAAAACAACAAAGCACACACATATAGAATTACATTCTTTGGAGATATTGTAGACCTTAAAGACAAGATAGGAGAAAAGAAACTATCAGACTTAGACTTGACTGCATACAATTTAACATATGACCCTTCAACAGTTTACACAAAATTAAGAGTAGCACCAAGCACTACTAATCATATTATAGCACCTTTAATAACTCACAGTCAGAGGTTGTACTATGAAGATGGTGCACACGGTGTAGGCACAGGCAATTTATGGTACGAAAGTGGCACAGGTACATCACATCATCACGGAGTAAAGTGGAATGAGTTAAAGTACGCTATACGAGTAAACAAAATTATAGAACAAATAGAAACAGATTTAGACCTTTCTTTTTCTACTGACTTTTTTAAAAATACAAGTATTGATAAAATGGATAACTTGTTTTTATGGCTTCACAGAAAAAGCGGCAAGGTAGAAGATTTATCAGGTAGCACAGCTTTATTTGAAACACAAGTGGACGGTTGGACACCAACAACAGACGGAGATTTTAGTATAAGTACCACACAGCTAGTCGTTACATCAAGCTTCCCTGATAGTTTTTATGATGAGTTTAAATTAACCTTACAAACTGCAAGCAGCACAGAATATAATGTAGAAATAATAAAGAATGGGCAAAGCATTTATGATGAAACAGGTATACAAGGAAACCACATAGCAGATGGAGAGGCAGGCGATTTTGATATAGGAGATGGTATATATACTGTATTCATAACATCAACAGCAGCAATCACATTTACAAATATATTTTGGAATATAGACTATATAGAACCTTTTGAACCGTCTGTATCTTTAACATACCCAACAGGCAGCTATACTACCAACGCAGCATTTACATTTAACGTAAACAAACAAATGCCTGATATTAAAATATTAGATTTTCTTACAGGTCTATTTAAGATGTTTAACCTTACAGCTTTTGTACAGAATGGTGTAATACAAGTAAAGCCCTTAGATGATTTTTATACAGGTACAGACACATACGACATAACAGAGTTTGTAGATGTGAATAGTAGCAAGGTAGATGTAGCACTTCCATATAGAGAGATAGAATTTAAATTTAAAGACACTAAAACATTTTTAGCAAATAAGTTTGGAGAACTTAATAACAGGAATTGGGGTAAGATATCATACAATGCAGGAGAAACAGCATTAGCAGGGCAATTATATAAAGTTGAGTTACCTTTTGGTCATTTACTATATGAGCGTTTAAATGATGCTGATGATGGTTCACAGTTAAACATACAATGGGGTTATAACGTAGATAAAAGCCAAAATGCTTATTTAGGTAGTCCTTTATTATTTTATCCGATAAATATAACAACAGGTGGTATCAGTTTTATAAATGAATTAGACGAAGATGGTGTACCGCAAGACCATTTATATCTTAATACCGTAAACCTGCCCTTTAATAGTGTAAGCGAAAACCCTGCTACTAATGATTTTCAATTAAACTTTAACAGAGAAGTTAGCGAATGGACACAAAACACAGATTTTGCAGATACATTATTTACCAACTATTCTGATTATATAACAAGCGTATTTAATACCAAGCAAAGACTAACAAAGCTAAAGGCTTATTTGCCTATGCGTATCTTACTTAACTATGGTTTAGGGGATAGGTTTATAGTAGCGGGAAACCAATACAAGATAAACAGCATAAGCACAAACCTACTTACAGGGGAAAGCGACATAGAACTAATAAATGATTTATGATTAAGAATATTCTAGACTTATTAGAATTAGCAAAAGGAGAAACAGAGAATATCCGTATAGCACAAGGTAAGTATCATTTGCCTAGTGGGTTAATGGGTGCAGGTAAAAAAATTAAAAGAGAAGTAGGATGGAAAAAATAACTTTACAACTAGATGCTGATATTTCAATGGCAATAAAAGACTTTGAAAAAGTTGATGAAAGCCTAGAAAAAGTTGATGGAAGCATACAAAGTCTAAATGATGAACTTGTTACAACAAAGAAAGGTTTTAAGGGCTTAACAGTTGGAGCAAAATTAGCGAAAATAGGAATTAAAGGAATTGGTACTGCTTTAAAGGGTGCAGGTATTGGTTTAGCCGTAGCAGCTTTTACATTACTCAAAGACATATTTAAAGAAAACCAAGTAGTAGCAGATGCGTTTAAAACAGCATTTGAATTTTTATCTATTGCATTTAATGACTTTGCTAATTTTATATTTAGTAGTAGCGATAAGATTACAGGATTTTTTAAAAGTATATTTGATGACCCTTTAGGTTCTGTAAAAAGTTTAGGACTTGCAATTAAAAATAATATCATTGATAGGTTTAATTCTTTACTAGATACATTAGGGTTTGCAGGAACAGCGATAAAAAAGTTATTTGAAGGAGATTTTGCAGGTGCAGCAGAAAGTGCAAAACAAGCAACACTATCACTTGTAGACACTATTGGTATTGTAGATACTGAAACTTTAGCTAAAGGTTTTGATGCGGTTTCTAACGGTGTAAAAAACTATGTTACAGAAACAGGCAAAGCAGCAGCCGCAAATGTACAACTAGAAAAAACAGCTAGAATTGCAGAAGCAGCTAATCAGGGGTTAATTGAGCAATACGATATTCAGGCTGAAAGTTTAAGACAAATAAGGGATGACGAAAGCAAAACTATATCAGAACGCATAGAAGCTAACAATAAACTTGCTGAAGTATTAGACGAACAGGAAAAGGCTATGATGGCTAATGCTAATGCTAGAGTATTACAAGCAGAAGCAGAACTAGCTAAAAACAAAGAGAATATAGACAACCAAATAGCCTACCAAGAAGCACTTAACGAACAGGCAGCTATTGAGGCGCAAATAACAGGTTTTAGAAGTGAGCAACAAGTTAACGTAAATGCATTATTAAAAGAAGAGCAAGATGCAAGAAGAGAATTAGCTGAAATAGGCAAAACTGAAGCTGAATTAGAAAGACTTGAAGCATTAAATATATATAATGACCGTAAGCAGTTAATAGAAAGAACAATAAGCGATGAAGTAGAACGAGCAGAAGCATTAAAAAAGATTAAAGCCGATTACGACGCTTATATTCGTTCAGCAGATAAGGTAGCAGCAGCAGAAGCCAATAAAATTGCTGAAGATGCGCAAAAAGCAAAATTAGACACACTACGAAATGGTTTAGCGGGTATTGCTGCTAATTTAGGCAAAGAAACAGCAGCAGGTAAGGCAGCGGCAATATCTAGTGCTTTAATATCTACATATCAAGGCGCACAAGATAGTTATAAATCATTAGCAGGTATTCCTATAATTGGTCCTGCATTAGGTTTTGCAGCAGCAGCAGCAGCGACAGTAGCAGGTTTAGCAAACGTTAAAGCTATTACATCTACCAAAACACCACAAGTAGCAGGTGGAGGGGGTACACCAAGCGTAAGCGCACCAAGTAGACCAAGCGCACCACAACCCCCTGCATTTAACATAGTAGGAGCAGGAGCAGGAAACCAATTAGCAGAAACAATAGCAGGTCAAACACAGAAGCCTATTAAAGCGTTTGTAACATCACAAGACGTAACAACTGCACAAAGTTTAGAGCGTAATATAGTAGAGGGTGCATCAATATAGTAAAATATAAAAATTAAACGTTATAGTTATATGAGGATAGTCGAACTTATTTTAGATGAAAATAGTGTAGAGGGTATAGAGGCTATCTCTATTGTAGAAAACCCTGCCATTGAGGAGGACTTTGTTGCACTAAAAAACGAAGAAGTACAACTAGCGCAAATAGACAAACAACTATTAGTAGGTGCTTTGCTTATTCCTAACAAACCTATATACAGACGTAGAGGAGAAGATGAGTATTATATTTATTTCTCTAAAGACACTATCCGTAAGGCTGCTGAAATGTACCTTATGAAAGGCAATCAGAACAACAGCACACTAGAACACCAACACAGCCTAAACGGTTTAACGCTAGTAGAGAGTTGGCTAGTAGAAGATGAAACACACGATAAGTCTAGGAAGTATGGCTTAAACGTACCTGTAGGGTACTTGGCTAGGGTGTAGTCAAAGTAAACAACGATGAGGTTTGGAATGACTATGTAAAAACAGGCAAAGTAAAAGGGTTTAGTATAGAAGGGGTACTTCATTGACAAGATGGAAAGACCTAAAGAACCTATAAACGACTTTGAAGAAGAAGAAGCAGAGGAGATGCTATCTTATATACGTAGAATTGTAAGAGATGACAAACGCTATAAAGACGGTAAGAAAGAAGAACTAGAAAGCTACTCTGACTATCCTGATGCTGTAAAGAAACAATGCACAAAGAGGCATAGACCTAAACAAAGAAATAAACAACAAGTGCGCAACTGACGTAGGTAAGATACGAGCGCAACAATTAGCACAAGGTAAACCTATTAGCGAAAACACTATTAAACGTATGTACTCTTATTTGTCAAGAGCAGAGGAGTATTACGATGAAGGAGATACAAAGGCTTGTGGTACTATATCCTACTTGTTGTGGGGTGGCAAAGCTGCCAAGAGATGGGCTGAAAGCAAACTAAAAGAATTAGGCTTGTTAGAGTTGAGCGAAGTAGTAAGCGACACTATGGCTATTATAGACGATAGACTAGCATACTCCACTAAAGAACTAGCAATAAAAGCAGCACAGGATATAGGTTGTGAGAGTTACCACGAACACGAGTATGAGGGTAAGACTTGGTTTATGCCTTGTGAGCAGCACAAATTAGAAAAGCCTTGTACAGCAGGATATAGACAATACGGTATGAAAGAGAAGGATGGTAAGTTAGTACCTAATTGTATACCTATTAAGTAATGGCTAAAAGAATTGAAGTAGCGCATATAGTAAAACCTAAAGTAAAAAGAAAGGGTGTACACGCTAAAACAAAAATGAGTAGTACAAAGGGCAGTAAGAACTATAAGAAAAAATATAAAGGACAAGGCAAATGTTAAAGAGATTTTTGACACCATCAAAGACAAGTCCTAAAAGCAGTAAACGTGGATGTTTATGTGCTGACAAAGACACTTACAGTACTAAATGCTGTAAAGGTAAACTAATCAATCAAGGCATTGGTAAAATTTAAAAATGTAAAATAAGTTAAATAAATAGTTATAGTTATATGAAAGCAACCGAAATGTTAAATAAGATTAAAACCTATCTAGGTGAAGAAGCTACTGACATTGTGAATGATGTTGAGCAAAGCCAAGAGAAGGTAGAACTAGCAACTGCAAAGCTAGAAAACGGTACTGTATTAGAAGCAGAGGCGTTTGAAGCAGGTAAAGAAATATTTATTATTACCGAAGATGACAAAGTAGCATTGCCTGTTGGCGATTATACTATGGAAGATGGTAAGATGCTAGTAGTAGCAGAAGAAGGCATTATTGCTGAAATCAAAGACCTAGACGAAGAAGCTGATGAAGAAGTAGAAGATGAGTAGAAGCTGAAGAAGAAATGGGCTATGTTACTAAAGAAGAACTAGCAGAAGCAGTATCTGAAATCAAAGCTATGATTGAGGATATGAAGAAAGAAGAAATGAGTGAAGAAGTGGTTGAAGAAGCAGAAGTAGAGTTATCAGAGGAATTACCGCAAGAAGTAAAAGAGGAATTGTCTGAACCTGCTGCCGAGCCTATTGCTCATAACCCTGAACAAAAAACTAACAATATTGGTGTAAAGTTTGCGCAAAACAGAAAGCAAACAACACTCGATAAAGTAATGTCTAAAATTAACAATTAAAATTAAATAAAATGCCAAACCCAACTATTACAAGTTCAAGTTACGCAGGAGAGTTTGCAGGAAAATATCTTGCTGCTGCTCTTTTGTCTGCTGATACACTAGATAGCGGAACTGTTACTATTTTACCTAACGTAAAGTATAAAGCTGCTATGAAAGTAGGTTCTTTTGGAAGTCTTGTCCGCTCTGCTGACTGTGATTTCGATAGTTCTACTTCAACAATGACACTAACTGAAAAAGTACTTACTCCTGCTGAATTGCAAGTAAACTTACAAATCTGTAAGAAAGAATTACACGCAGATTGGGAAGCTGCTCAAATGGGCTTTAGTGCTTTTGATGAATTGCCACCACTATTCTCTGACTTCGTTATTGCACAAGTAGCAGCAGAGGTTGCAAATGCAACTGAAACTTCTATCTGGTCAGGTAGCACAGGAGAAGGTTCTTTTGACGGCTTTGATACTCTATTAACTGCTGACGGCGGTGCTGATGTAACTGCTGTTGCTATTGATAGCTCAAACGTAGTAGCACAATTAGGTGCGATTGTAGATGCTATTCCAACAACAGTTTACGGAAAAGAAGACCTTAACCTATATGTATCTTCAAACATTGCTAGAGCGTATGTACGTTCTTTAGGTGGATTTGTTGCTACTATTGGTGGTGCAGGTACAGACAACAAAGGTTCACAATGGTACAACGGTGGTCAGCTTTCTTTTGAAGGTATCAACATTGTTGTTGCTAAAGGACTTGCTGATAACACAGCGATTGCTGCTCAAAAATCTAACCTATTCTTTGGTACAGGTCTATTAGATGACCGTAACGAAGTTAAAGTTATTGATATGGCTGACCTTGACGGTTCACAGAACGTCAGAGTTGTGATGCGTTACACAGCAGGTGTACAATACGGAGTAAGAGGCGATATCGTTCTTTACTCATAATATTAACTAACATAGAAAGGGTGGGTTAGGTATATCCTACCTGCCCTTTTTTAATAAATAAATAAATATGAGTTGTGCAATAACAAAAGGTAGAGGTATAGGCTGTAAGGCAGCTTATGCAGGTATCAAAAATGTATATATACTTGATTATAGCGCAGCGATTGCAGCGTTAAGCCCTTCATCAGGAACGGTAACATTACCATCAGATGGAAGTGCTGAATTTTTCAAGTTTGAGGTAAAAGGTGGTCAAACATCTTTAGAAACAAGCGTAACATCAAGCAGAGAAAATGGAACTACTTTTTATGAAAGTACTCTAAATATTACTTTTCAAAACCTAGATGTTGCAACACAAGAGGAGATAAAACTCTTAAACAGAGGTAGAGCGCACTATGTTGTTGAACTATATCCTGATGGTACAGGTACTACAAAGTACTTACTAGTAGGAAAAGACAACGGTGCAGAGGTTACAGGTGGTACTATTGTAACAGGAGCAGCAGCAGGGGATTTACAAGGGTTTACACTTACAGCGACAGCTAGTGAGGTTAATCCGCCATTCTTCTCAACTGTGCCTGATGTAGATGCTACAACTATTACTCCTGCTTAATATATTTTTTATATATTTGCGTAGAGTATAAGTTTTTTTTGATTATGATAGAGGGGGGTGCATTAGCACTCCTCTTTTTTTATTACAAATTCTCACTTTTTATCGTTATACTTATATGAAGATTGTATCAGTATCGCAAACACAAACATTTAAGTATATACCAAGAGCGGAGTATGTTACTCAAACGCTTACATATACTGTTACTGATGAACAAACTAACAAGTCTGAAACAATTACAGCATCTACTATTGTTGATAGCAATGAAAACTTTTTAACAGCTTCTATGACATTTGGCAGCAGCAACGCACCATTTAGAGAAGGACACTTTTACACACTAGAGGTTTTAAATGGCAGCACATTAGTATATAGAGATAAATTGTTTTGTACAGCACAAGCACCTGTAACACAAAGCAGGTATAATGTAAATAAAGACGTTTACGATACAAACGATACACACAATAACGATTATATAGTATTATGATACACGCTTTAAGTTTATCGAATTATGTTAGCCCTACTATTGAAGAAAAAAAGGGTAAGGCATTTGTAACATACGGAGATAAAAACTCATACTTTCAGTACCTAATAGACCGATACAATGGTAGTCCTACAAACAATGCTGTTATAAACGGTATTAGTGAAATGATATACGGCAAAGGATTAGATGCTACTGACAGCAACAAAAAGCCTGATGCATACGCACAAGCCATTACACTATTACATAAAGACTGTTTACGCAAACTATGTGCAGACCTTAAATTGTTTGGTCAATGTAGTATGCAGGTAATTTACAGTAAGGATAGAAAAAAGATAGCAAGGGTTGAGCATATACCTGTTGAACAACTAGCTGCTGAAAAGTGCAACGATAAAGGAGAAATAGAAGCATATTACTACTCTAATGATTGGGCTAAATACAATCGTATTAACCAAGTTAAGCGCATACCTGCTTTTGGTATGAGTAATGAAGCTATCGAAATTGTTTACGTTAAGCCTTACAGAGCAGGATACAAGTACTATGCCACCCCTGACTATCAAGGTGGGTTGCAATATGCAGACCTTGAAGAAGAAATATCTAACTTTCATATAAATAACATACAATCAGGATTAAGTCCTAGTATGCTTATCAACTTTAATTCAGGTACTCCTAGTGCAGAAGAAAGAGAACAAATAGAAAGACGTATCTATGATAAGTTTTCAGGAAGTAGTAATGCAGGTAAGTTTATACTATCGTTTAACGACAGCCCTGAAACAGCAGCTACAATAGACCCTGTACAATTAAGTGATGCACACAACCAATATCAATTTTTAAGCGATGAGAGCAGCCGTAAGATACTTGTAGCGCATAGAGTAGTATCTCCTATGCTTTTGGGTATTAAAGACAATACAGGGCTTGGAAACAACGCAGAGGAGCTAGAAACAGCCACAAAGCTAATGATGAACTTGGTTATTAAACCTTTTCAGAACTTACTAATAGAAGCGTTTGATGAAATACTAGCTTATAACAATATATCTCTTAACCTATACTTCAAGACACTACAACCTTTAGAGTTTATAGAAATTGACAAAGAAATTGTTGATGATGAAACACAAGAAGAAGAAACAGGTGTAAAGTTAGCAAGTGATTTAGATAAATTTGTAGACACAGATATTGCTGATGCCCTTATAGATTTAGGACAAGATGAAGAAGAACTACTAAAGGACTTTGAAGTTATAGACGAGCAAGAAGTAGACTATGACAATGACGATGACCTAAACCAAAAGATTAAGGAGTTAAACGAGCAAACTAATCTAGCTAGTACAGGTAGTGCCAAGCCATATAGTGAAAGCAAACAAGATGGTAAGTCTAAACAAAAAGGTCAAGAGGACAAAACATATTTAGTTAGATATATGTACAACCCTGCAAAGACTAAAGGCACATCTAGGGAGTTTTGCAAAAAAATGGTAAGTGCTAAAAAGGTATATCGTAAAGAAGATATAAACGCTATGACAAGTAAGGTTGTAAATTCAGGTTTTGGTAAGGGTGGTTCTGATACTTACTCTGTATGGCTATACAAAGGGCGGAGCAAGATGCAACCACAAATGGTTCAGACGCATTTACGCACGTAAGGAAGGCTCTAAAAGTCTAGGTAGTGTAATTAGTACAACAGAAGCTAAAAGTCAAGGATTTAAGCCCGAAGCTAACGCACAAAAAGTACCTGTCGCACCTAAAGATATGAAGTATAAAGGTTATACTGCTGCTTATTGGAATAAAATGGGATTTAAAAACTAGATATGGCAACAGCATTATTTATAAATAGAACAGACCTTGTAAAAAACAGCATCCTTGATGGTAATGTAGATACTAATAAGTTTATACAGTTTATCAAGATAGCACAGGAGATACACGTAAGAAACTACACAGGTAGTAAGCTATACGATAAGTTACAAGCTGATATTATTGCGGACAATCTAACAGGCGATTACCAAACGCTAGTAGATGAATATCTTGCACCAATGCTTATCCATTTTGCTATGGTAGAGTATTTGCCTTATTCAGCTTATCAGTTAAAGAATGGTGGGTTATTTAAGCACACAAGCGAGAACGGAGAAACACCTAGTAAAGATGAGGTGGACTTCCTAGTACAAAAAGAAAGAAACCTAGCGGAATACTATACAACAAGATTTATAGACCATATGAGTTTTAACAGTAATTTATTCCCTGAATATAACAATAACTCTGATGACGATGTTTATCCTGACAAAGATAGTTTATTTAATGGGTGGGTTTTATGAGAATGTACAAACCAAAAAGTAAAAATATAGTTAAACTAAAAAAATACTTAAACAAAGATAAAGATGTCTTACGGAAAAATTTACGAAACGACTTGGTGGGGAAATCCTGTTAGTGGCGGTTGGGGTGGTATATATTACGACCTTGCTGAACAGATACCGACATTTATATTCACAGTACAAACTGATAAGACAAGTACATCCAATGACGACCAATTCACTTTGCCTCTTACAGATAATGGCACAGTAGATATTGTAGTTAATTGGGGAGATGGAACAAGTGATACAATTACTGCTTTTGACCAAACAGAAAAAACACACACCTATCCAAGCATAGGTACTTATGAAATACAAATCACAGGTACACTTCAAGGATTTAGATTTAACAATATCGGCGATAAAGAAAAAATTCTTGATATAAAAAATTGGGCTATTTTAGAGATGAATACATCGGCAGTTTTTAGAGGGTGTCGTAATTTAGTAGCAACCGCAACTGATAAACCAAAAAATATTACTACTTTACAAAATGCTTTTAATCAGACTTTTGATTTTAATGGAAACTTAAATAATTGGGACGTAAGTAGCGTAACAAATTTTGGTGGGTGTTTTTTTAGGGCAAGGGAGTTTAATGGGGACATAACAAACTGGGATGTAAGTAGCGCAACTTCTTTTCGAGATATGTTTGACGATGCTGAAAGATTTAACCAAGATATAAGTAATTGGGACGTTAGTAACGTAGGGGATTTTAAAGAAATGTTTCTAGGTGCATATGACTTTAATCAACCGATAGGTAGTTGGACTATAAAAAATGGAGGGAATGTTAATATGCAAAGAATGTTTAGAAATGCAATAAGTTTTGACCAAAGTTTAGCTAATTGGAATATGACACAAGTGAATAATTTAATAGAATTTTTATCAAATGCTACGCTTTCAACCGCTAATTATGACGCAACACTTATAGGGTGGGCAGCGCAAACTGTACGAAGCGGATTAACTTGTGATTTTGGTAACTCTCAATATACAGCAGGTGGTGCAGCTGAAGCCGCAAGAAACACATTGATAAATACTTATGGTTGGACAATAACTGATGGCGGTGCAGCCTAAAAATTAAGATATGATAAAGCAAACAGATTTATGTTACCCTGATGTTAAAACGTGGTTCATTTGTTGGAATGACGAAAGAACTGAAATAAAGTCATATGGTAGTATTACACCACAGCAATGTTTAGGCACTACTTGGAGTGAAGTCGATTACTATACTGATGAAGCGGAATGGCTTGAGGTGTTGTTGGAAAATGGAATTAATCCTGAAGAAGAAACTGTTGAATAATGGCACTATCTGACATATATCAAAAAGCAAGTTTAGTACAAATACCTAGTGGCTACAAAAGTGGTACACTATACTCTGTTGTGCCTAATACTGCTGATGGGGATTTTACAGTAACAGGTGACCCACAAGGCGAAGCAACAAGAGTAAACAAAGACGGTCTTATAGAAACGGTATCAGCTAACGTACCAAGACTTAACTATGACCCTACAAACCCACAAGACCCCACCTTACTTTTAGAGCCTACAAGGACTAACGAATGTTTATATAGCAAGACATTAAGTAGTTGGACTGAATTAAATGGTGGTTCATTGCAAACAATTACCAATAACGATGCTGTTGCGCCCGATGGCTCTCTTACCGCCTCTACAATTACTTTTACAGGAACAGGAACTTCTTTGTTAAGACAATTTACAAACAAGGCATATACAAGCAATAAGCATTCAAGTAGTTTTTATGCTAAAAAGATAAGCGGTAATGGTAGTGTATTTTTTGGAATTACAGATACCGAAACTGAATTTACTCCTACTGATGAATGGGTAAGGTACGAAGTGAACAACGTAACGCCTACTGATTTTGGAACAAACTTGTTTTTAGACCTAAACTTTGATTGTAGCGCAGGAGATAAAATTGCAGTATGGGGTATGCAGCTTGAAGAAGGCACGTATAGCACAAGTATAGTTAAAACAGCAGGAAGCGCAGTTACAAGGACAGTAGATGATTTTCAAAATAGCTTCACAGGGCTTACAAGTACAGCAGGAACTGTATTTTTGGATTTTGAGACAAAGGGATTAGACAGCAACTTCGGTAGATTGTTTGCGGTACACGACAGCGTAACAAGTGATGGTATTTATCTTGGGATATACAGCACAAACACAATAGGTTTTTTTGGAATAGATGGCGGTGCAGGATTGCCTGATGTTAAAGACACAATATCATTTAATCAAAGAAATAAACTTGTATTAACATTTGATGGAAGTGGTAATTACAAGTATTCACTAAATGGCTCTCTTCAAACAGGTACTTATACAGGTACTTCAAGACAATATGATGAAATTGGTAGGGGTAATGTAATAGGTGGTTCTTCAAACAACATTGTGATAAATCAGTTTATGGTATTTAACGAAGCACTAACAGACAGCGAACTACAAACACTAACAACGTAATGAAATATATATTTAAAAAATACGAGTTCGAAACTCAAGAATTAGCAGAAACAAGAATAGCTGCCCTACCACATCAAGAGGATGAGGAAGGCAACGAACACCCATCACACAGCCATACGGTTGTTAAATTAGGTTATATCTTTACAGAGCAGCCTACGTTTGACGAAGATGGCGAGATACTAACAGAAGGCGTACAGTCAGATATGTATTCTGTTGACGTTCTATGGAGAGCATCAGAGATTACTGAAACTGATGAAGAAGGCAATCAAGAGATTGACTATCCTTATGGTTGGGTATCTAAAGAGATAGAAGTAGAAGGTAACGGTGTTCACACCTTTGCAGGTAGAAACTTTTAATTATGGACTTAAACTCGTTTAAACTTTACGTATTAAATTTGTCAGCTATTACAGTTAGTACAATGGATATATTAGAAGATAGCCTTAAAATACTTTTATTAGTAGTTACTATTGGTTATACTGTTCAAAAGTGGTACGAGTTAAAAAAGAAAAAGTGAAGTACTTTAATTATAGCGAGTTTGATAGCCCTGATGTTCAAGGTAGTGGTCAGCTTATGGATAAGACTTTACTAGAGATGCTAGACGAAGTGAGAGATAAGTTCGACAAACCTATACGCATCAATAGTGGATTTAGAACACCTGCACATAATGAAGCAGTTGGTGGCAAAATGCCTGATGCTGATGGTAATGGTGGGAGTAGCCATTTAAAAGGTTTAGCAGTAGACATAGCTTGTAAAAAGAGTACAGATAGATTTGATTTAATTAACTGCCTTTTAGATGTAGGTTTCAGTAGGATAGGAGTAGGAAATACTTTTATACACACTGACATAGACCAAGACAAGACACAAGGCATAATATGGACGTATTGAGCATAGCAATTATATTTTTATTCCCTACTTCGTTTATAGGCGGTATATCTTACTACCCTAAAAATGCAGATTACCCATTTAATGAACTAAACATATATTTGTTTTTAATACAGTTACAATTTAGAACTTATGAGCAAACCATTTAAAGATACTAAAGTAGGTAAGTTTCTAATAGGCGAAAAAGGTTTATTTAAGAATTTAGCCAATACACTGCCTGACAAGGGCTTTTTAGGCGTTTTAAAGAACTTAATAGCTAAAGATAATAGTTTATCCCCATTTGAAAAAGAAAAGGCGTTAGAACTGCTTAAAATGGATATACTAGAAATGGAGCAGGTTACTGAAAGATGGACTAGCGATATGACATCAGACAGTTGGTTATCCAAAAACACAAGACCACTTACATTACTTTACTTAACATTTATGACTACTTTGTTTGTTATTTTAGATAGTAGTGATAGCCCCTTTAAAGTAGGAAGTGAATGGGTGGAACTTCTTAAAACACTTTTAGTTACTGTTTATGTTGCATATTTTGGCAGTAGAGGCTTTGAAAAGTACAAAAAAATTACTAAATAATATATAGTTATATATATATATATATAGTTATATATAATATTGATATATAGTATTAACAAGTATATAACATATAACTACTATATAACATCTACTATAAATAGCATATAACAATAAATAAAAACTACTATATAATAATTACTATATATGTGTTCAAAAGTATATTTTTAGATGTTTAGAAGTAGGCTTATCTTTGGCATATGATAGAGAACATTTTAACAGAACAAATAACAGACAATCAGAAGATAGACAAGCTACTAGAATTAGATTGCAACCTATACACAAATCTAGGAAGCGACAGCACAAAGACCGAGAAGCAAGAAGTCAAACGTATGTCAAGAAAAATATATAAAGCAATACAAGGTATCAATGAGCCTATTGGTAAGTCTTTATTACAAGCTATGGACAAATGACTAGAAGCAAAATAGTTAAAAAGCTAGATAGTGTGTTCAGCCTATACATCCGCAATAGATTTGCAAACAATGGCAAAGCTGAATGTTTCACTTGTGGTAAAGTAGATGATGTAAGTAGATTACACGCAGGACACTTTATGAGCAGAAAGCACTATGCAACTAGATGGGATGAAACAAACGTACAGGTACAATGCCCTAAATGCAATCTGTTTGGTCAAGGAGAGCAGTACACCTTTGGGCTTAATTTAGACAAAGAGTACGGAGATGGCACAGCAGAAAAGTTACAACAAAAAGCTAGAGGTTTAGTTAAATTGTCAAATGATGACCTAAATGAGTTGATTGAAAAATTTAAAGTATAACCTGCACTTGTAGGTTAGTTTCTCTATATGTTTGTAAAGAAAGAGCCACCCTTTTGAGGTGGCTTTTTTGATTGTATAATGTTTGTATTATAATTGTCTTTCTGAAACGTAAAGGTTAAAACCATTACACGCTTTTTTAATCTTCTCGTACAAGGCATAACCATTTGAGTTTGTAGATGTGCTGTAAAAATACCACCCATCATATTCTTTTATCATACCTATTTTCTTTGCTTCTCTCCAATTCATACCATTTGCACGTACTGAAATAAATGAAGCGTCAAGATATTCTTCTTTGTGATTAGATTTTATAGTTTCTAACTCTGTTTTAAGGTTTTGGTAATCTGTAATTGTTTTCATAATGTTTGTTTTTGTTAGTACAAATATACAGCTTTTATTTTATTAACCAAATGTTTATAAAGTTTATTTATGTTTTTTATTAAAATATTTTTTGTAGCTTTGCCTTATGACATATAACGAGGATTTATTACGGCTAAGAGAAGCAGAAGCCGAAGCATTACGAAAAAAAGTAGAAATGCTTGAAGCAAAAATAGAGATACTTACACAACAAATAATGACAAATGATATATACGAGTAAAGTAAATACAGTAGTAAAAGGCGAAAGTTTTAGACTACCTGACGGAGTTACTATGAATAAATACACAGTAACATTCGCTAACGGACATAACCCTAATGTTTATTCTCCTAAGGAATTGACATTTAATGAAGGGGATGAAGTTGAGTATGATTTAGACCAAAATAAAAACAAGGCTAAAATACTTGGTAAGAAAAGTAGTGTAGCACCACCTGCTACTAAAAACAACTATTCTAATCCTAAAGATGATGTACAGAAATACATTATAAGACAAAGCAGCTTAAATAGAGCAACTGACTTGTATGCAGGGAAAGAAATAAATACAACTGAAATAATAAATTTAGCACGTACATTTGAAAACTACGTGTTTAACGGATAAAAATAAATATTATGACTAAAACTTGGGTAGACGGATTGAGAATATTCGACAACAAACAGGAATGGATAGTTTGCGACATTAAAATAAATGCAGACGAGATGATAAATTGGATTAACCAAAATAGAGCAAACGTCAACGAACGTGGTTCTATTCCGATTACGATAGCTAAAAGTGAGAAAGGATTGTACTCAATGCTTAACACTTATGAAGTACAGAAGTCAAAGGAAGTTACAACAGCACAACATTCTCCTGACAGAGAAGCAGATTTGCCTTTCTAATGCTTATACAGCTAGACAATCACATAAAGAAGTTAGACGAATACCGAGCAGGGACTTTGAAAACAGGTCTCCGCTTGGGTATTCCTAGACTTGATGAACACTTTAGGTTTAAGTATGGGGATTTTAATATCATACTAGGACACGCAAACGTAGGGAAAACATCTCTAGTCCTGTACCTAATGACACTATACGCTATGAAGCACGGCATTAAATGGCTTGTGTTTAGTAGTGAGAATGAGCCTTATTCTATTATAAGAAAAATAGTAGAATTTAGAGAGGGCAAACCAATAAACAAAATAGAGGAGACACACTACAAGGAGCAAGTAAAGTGGATTAACGAACACTTTAAATTTATTGATGGTTCAAAGCTATACACTTACAAATCACTACTAGATTTAGCACAACACGTGAAGAAGGCTTGGGATTATCAGGGGTTTTTATTAGACCCTTACAACTCACTAAACAAAGACAAAGATGTACTAAAGGGTATATCAGGACACGAGTACGATTACCAAGCAACAAGCGAGATACGAATATTCTGCAAAGAGAATAACATAAGTACTTGGGTTTGTACACACGCTGCTACACAAAGTTTAAGGGAAAGACACCATAAAGGACACTTTTATGAAGGACATCCTATACCACCTAGTGCAGCATCAGTTGAAGGTGGAGGTAAGTTTGTAAATAGGTGTGATAACTTTTTAGTGATACACAGATACATATACCATCCTGCTGATTGGATGTATTCACACTTGCACATTAAGAAGATTAAAGACGTAGACACAGGTGGCAGACCTACACCAATGGAAGACCCTATTAGACTAGAAAGCGTATTAAATAACGTAGGCTTTAACATAGAGGGTAAGAACCCTATACAATATCCTAAACGTGAGCAAATAGAATTACTGTGAATTTCAAAAATACATACAGACCTTTACCAAAAAGCCTTACTATTAAAAAGTCAGGTATAGATGGTTTAGGTTTGTTTGCTATTGATGATATTGAAATAAGCACAGAACTAGGCATTACACATATAGACCTTTGGGATAATTGGATAAGAACACCATTAGGGGGGTTTATAAATCATTCTACATATCCAAACTGTTATATTAAAGAAATAATTAAACAAGATAAAAAGTGTAGAGTTTTATATACTTTGCGAGATATAAATAAAAAAGAAGAACTTACAGTTTATTACAAAATAAAAGAGTATATTAACCATTAAACAACCACATTGATAACCGACATATTAACAAGCAAACACAATAAATGGATAAGTTATTGCCGTAGTTGGGGGTGTAACCCTGACACATCAGAGGATTTAGTACAAGAGATGTATCTTAAACTCCTAGTGCTTATACAGAACGGTATAGATATCTCGTATAAAGACGATATAAACGACTATTATATTTATAAGGTGCTTCGTAGTATGTTTTTAGATTTATGTCGTAAGGAGCAACGTACACAAGTTGTAGACCTAACAGACGATTACATAAAACACTTAATAGAAGAAAAGACAAAGGTAGAGTTAGAAGATGAAAAGATATTTGAAGAAGCCTTTGACAAAGTAAACCAAGCACTAAATGAGATGCATTGGTACGACAAAAAGGTATTTGAACTTGTACAGGACACTAACAATATATCAGCACTATCTAGGGAAACTAACATAGAGTATAGAAGCCTTTACAATACCTATCAGAAAGTTAAACGCAAAATAAAAGAGAAATTATGATTGAACAAATATATAGAGATAGAAAAAAATGGTTAAGAATTGCAATGAGTTTTGGATTAAACAAACAAGACGCTGAAGATGTATTAAGCCATATGTATTTAAAAATTTATCAAAAATTAAAAAAAGGTTATGATATATCTTACGAAGATGGTTATAATCATATGTATGTATATAAAGTTATTAAGTCAAAGTATATAGATTTATATAGAAAAAAACGAAGAATAAAAACTATGCTTTCTATGCGATTTGACAATGATGGGGATGTAGTTTTTTTACATAGTGATGGTCAAAGGCATATGAAAACAAAGCCTAAAAAAATTAGAGCAGAAAAAAATTTAGATTATGATTTATTTAGCAATGAATACAAAAAAATACTTAATAAATTAAAAAACAACAAAAACAGTAGTTTATACAAATTACAGCAACACGTACACTATTTTGAAGAAATAAACAATATGGAAAAACCAAGCTTTACAAATTATTGTAAATTAAATAATGTAAAATACAGGGAGGTATATAACGGTTACCATATAGTTAAAGATATTTTAAAAAATGAAATGTTAGAATTAATATGACTAATAAATTTGAACAGGACTTAAAGAATGGTCAAGAGTATGAGAAGAAAGCCTTGTTGCTTATTCAGGAAAAATACCCTAATGCCTACATAATAGACGGTTACTGTTTAGATTGGGATATATATATTCCTGAATTAAAAATAGGTGTTGAAGTTAAAAGCGATGCGCAATATAAAGTAACAGGTAATTTCTATGTAGAGTATTTTTGTAACGGTAAGCCAAGTGGTATCTCTACTACAAAGGCTGACATATATTATATATATTTAGATAAACTTTATATAGTTAAAACAGAAGATTTAAAAGCAAAATGCAGAAAATACATAAACACAGATAGAGATAAAAAAGGTGGAGATAATATGGCTAGTAAAGGAATTATACTACCAATAAATGAGTTATTATGAGATTAGGAGATTTAGTATATTACATTACAAAGTACACAGGTATAAGATATGTTTACAAAAAGATATATCCTGACTGTGGGTGTGATGACCGTAGAAAGAAGTGGAACGACATAGAACTATAATATGCCAAAAGGAAAAATGAGCCAACACCAAGTATCACAATGGCAGGTGTTTCTTGCTACACTTGGAAACAAACTAACAAACGAGCAGTATAAATTTGTATGTGAGGTACACGCTGATTTATTTGCACACCCTTACCACGAGCCTTGTACGTGCAGCCCAAAACGTATAAAAGAATGGATAGCACAAATAACAAGGATATATGAAACTGGACTTAATACATAGTTTTGAGAAAGCCCTAGTTACTGCACTTAACCTTGATGGTTGGAGGCTGGTACATACAGGAGAAACAAATTTACCATACGATGCACAGGGAATAAGTCCGAAAGGACACAAGGCTGTAATCGAAATGAAATTCCGAGATAAGTACTATGAAACCAAAATACTAGAGGTTGGTAAGTATAACAATCTTATGAAGATGGATAGCGATATTCAGAAGTTTTACTTTGTAAATGACCCTAAAGGAAACTATATGTTTTGGCTAAATGACTTAAAGGATTTAAAGAAGGAAGAACTGTATTGTCCTAAAACTACAATGTGGAACACCAACAAACAAAATAAAAGTGTATATTTGTTACAAGAGAAACAAGCTATAATAACAAACATATATGAATAATAAAGATTTTATTGCTATGAGTTGGGAAGAACGCATAGACTATTTTAGAGGTGTAGGGTTAAGAACTACATTTAATATTGCTATGGATGATGACCATCCCTTATGCATAGATGCAAACGATTACCTAGACGAAAAGAATGAATAAGAAACGAGCAAGTCAATCAGCAAGAATACAAGAACTAGAACAGCATATAGTTAAAATATATATGATACTAGAACAAGTAGTAGAACAGCTAAAAAACAAGGATGAACAGGGAACTACTAAAACTTAAATTTCAAGGAGATTTTACAGCAGCTTCACACATTATACAGAAGTGGTTAGAGAAAAGCCCTGACAACAAAGAACTGAAACACGTTACAGAGTATTTGACAAACTCCTATATTTATGCAACAGCTTGTGAGATGCAAATAAAAGAAGCCAATGCAATCATAAACAGATTAAGAGAGAAGCGAGATAAGTATAAAGACCTTGCAGACGATTACAAAGAACTATACGAGAAACTACAAGAGAAAACATTATAACAAACATATAGATTATGATAACATTACTAAACGGAGAGAAGTGGGATAGGCAAGAGTTACTATCTAAAATGGATGATGATAGCTTTTACTATGGGCATTTAGGTAAACACGCATTAAGTAGCAGCAGCATTAAATTGTTACAGACAAGCCCAAAAAAATATCACTACATTACAAAGTACAGCAAGAACGAAACTTCACCTGCTTTACGTGCAGGGCATTTATTCCACACAGCTATACTAGAGCCTGAAAAATACAGCGAGATAAAATTCATAGACGTACAAAGTAGAAACGCTAAAAAGTTTAAGGAAGCAGTAGAGGAGTATGGAGAATGTTTTACAGCAAAAGAGCGTAGCGAAAACGAGAGGTTAATAGATGCTTTCTTTAAGAACGAACAAGCCTTGCAACTTATTACTGATTGCCAAACAGAAGTACCTGCTATTGGCAATATAGATATGATGCCATTTAGAGGCAAAGCAGATGTATTAGGTAAGCAAGGTATAGTAGATTTAAAAACTACAACCGACATACGAGCATTCCCCTATTCAGCTAAAAAATACGGTTATGATATACAAGTGTACATATACTGCCAACTATTTAACATACCTTATACAGAGTTTACATTTATAGCTTTAGACAAAGGCACACTAGACATAGCGATATACGATGTATCAGAGGACTTCTATTTAGAGGGGGAACGCAAAACACTAGAAGCAATAGACAGATACAAGATGTTCTTCATAGAAGATGCAGACCTAGATAGTTATACATTAAGAGGCACATTATGATGAATATACATATATACACAAGAGACGAAAAAGCTAAAATAAAAATTAACAATACAGATTGGGTTTTTAAAAGCGAAAGAGGAAAAAACCTTGAGCAATCTATTATTGAATTTAATAAAACATTTAAAGAGTATGCTCACCATTATTTAGGTACAGATTTAAACAATAAATACACTCAATCAAGTATTGATGAATTAGAGTGTACATTGCTTATTGACCATATTTTAACTAAAAAAGATTTCGAAGATAATATAGGATGGTATGTGGAAAAAAACATTGAGGAGTGTTATTTTTATCAAGATGAGTATAGGAATGTAATTTTAGACCACATTCATTCTAGTGATGATTTTAAAACGAAAAGATTTTGGGCTGAACATTATAACAATCTTCGTTTAGGTTCTTTGGATAGTTTTTTAAGAGATTTTTACTTTTATAGTAAAGTTAAAAAAAAGTTATACTCTGAAAACTATGTAGATTTAGTTAAATATGATGAATATATTATATATCAAAACGAATACGTAAAGAAGTTAGTAGCTAAAAAACCGAAAGTTAAAAAGGTTAAAAAAAATAATACTAAAAATAAAAAAACTTATATTCTTAAAGATAATAATACAGGTTATTACAAGATAGGTAAATCAATAAACCCATTAAATAGGGAGAAAACATTGCAGTCAGAAAAACCTACATACCAAATGATTAAGATTTTTGATAAAGATGTAGAATATGAATTACATAAAAAATATAATAATCAAAGGCAAAGAGGGGAATGGTTTAACCTAAATAATACACAAGTTAAATACATATGCACACACTATTAGTATGAAACGATTTATAAGCGATATGGAAACCATACAACTAGCAATTAAGCTAGGAGATTATGAAGATGCTTTACAAATGCTACAAGAGGTTAAAGAAGAAATGATTATATTAGATGCTTTAAACTATGATGCGTAAGACTACACTAATAAAAAGTTATGCCTACTTTAAAGGCGAACTACAAAGAGCATACGAAAACACAAACGAGAAACTAATAAACTATTATACAGATGAAATACAAAAACTTCTTACTAAATACTACACAAAGAAACAGGGAGAACATACAACATCTAAAAACTTTGATTGAGAAGCAAACAGGAAAAGACATAACAATAAACACTAGACACAGAGAAATAGTATTTGCAAGAAAGATATACTACAAGATACTTACCCTAACTACCAAGATGAGTTACAAGTCTATTGGAGATACACTAGGGCAGACACACGCAACTGTAATACACGCACTAAACAACTTTGATTGGGATTATAACCATAACCCTGCATTTAAAGAGGCATACGATAGGGTATACAACTTGTACACTAAAAAGGGTACTGTTGCTACTGTTGAAACAATGGTGTACGAAAACAGAGTACTAGAAGAAAAGATAGTTGAACTAAAAGGTCAGATAGACGAATTGAGAAACGAGTTAAAAGAAACACGTAGAAACAATATAAGACCTAGAAACCAAGAAGCAACTATATACAACGCATCAGAAACAGTAATACTATGAAAAAAGCAATACACATAATAGCAATTATATGGGCTGCCTTTCTAACAATAGGAGTAATAGGTGGAGCGATTGAAATAATAATAAACTTATGAAAATAAACCATACAAAAATATTAGCTTGGATAGTAATAGGAATTATGACAATAGCTATTTGGAACAGCATATATAATTTAGTGTTTTAAAAAAGTAAACTAATTACGTTATACTTATAAGCGGTTTACAATAACTTAATACGCTTAACTATGTACGACACTAAAGAACTAGAAAGAAAATCACTAGAAGCCATTAAAGAGCATAAACTGATGTTTATAGAACACGTAGTTGCTTATTTACCCTGTTCAAAGCCTACTTTTTATGAGCATAAACTTAACGAACTTAACAGCATAAAAAAGGCGATAGAAGAAAATAGAACTGTTAAGAAAGTAGCTTTACTTAATAATTGGATTACAACTGAAGCCGCACCTGTATTGCAAATAGCAGCTATGAAGATGATTAGTAGTGATGAAGAAGCGCACAGGCTAAATGGTACAAAGCGTGAGATAAAGCACGACACAAAACAAAAGAGTTTTAAGGTAGAAGTGATTGACCACAATACAAGTAAATAAAGTATACAACCATCTAACCAACTCTAATAAGAAGATAACATTAGAAGTGGGTGGAACTAGGAGCGGTAAGACATACAATGTTCTACTGTGGATTATTCTACACTATTGCCAACACAACGAAAACAAAACGATTACTATATGCCGTAAGACATTCCCTGCTGTACGTGCTACTGTGATGCGAGACTTCCTAGAGATACTCAAACGTATGGACTTATACGACGAGCAGCACCACAACAAGTCAAATCACGAGTATAAGCTAGACAGTAACCTCATAGAGTTTATATCATTAGACCAACCACAAAAGGTAAGAGGACGTAAAAGAGATTTACTTTTCGCCAATGAGATGAATGAACTGACATTTGAAGATTGGCAGCAGTTGGTATTTAGAACAACAGACAAGATAGTAGGAGACCTTAACCCTTCTGATGAGTACCATTGGATATGGGAGAAGCTAGAGCAAAGGGAAGATGTAGAAATATACAACACTACCTACCTAGACAATCCATTCCTAGACGATAGCATAAGAAGCGAGATAGAACTACTAAAAGACACAGATGAGAACTATTGGCGTATATATGGACTTGGGCAAAGAGCAATTAGCAAAGCAACTATATTCAAATACACGGAGATTGATAGCATACCTGACGATGCACAGCTTGTGGCTTATGGGATGGACTTTGGATTTAACGACCCTACTACACTTGTTGCAACATACAAGAAAGACCACAACCTATACTTTAAAGAAATGCTATACAGGTCAAAGATGACAACAGAGGACATACACCAATATCTAAAAGGAGTAGAGGTATTAGGTATGACTTATGCTGATAGCGCAAGACCTGAAATAATAGAACAGCTGCGTAGATACGGACACAAGGTAATGAAGTCTTATAAGGGTGCTAATTCTGTACTAGCAGGGATAGACCTACTCAAAAGGTATAAACTCCACGTAACAAAGGATAGCGAGAATATGATAAAAGAGTTTAGAAGCTATAAGTGGAAAGAAGATAGAGCAGGTAGAATAACTAACGTACCTGAAGATTTACACAACCACACACTTGATGCAGCTAGGTATAGTTGCTACTCTATATTAAGCAAGCCTAACTTTGGTAAGTACTATATACATTAGTTTTATAAACATTTGGTTAATTAAAATATAGTTTATATATTAGCACTATAAAACAAACATTATGGAAACACTTAATAAACATCACAGAGAAATATTTGTAGGTAAATTAAAAGACCTATTTGATAAGAAAGATATGTTGCAAAGTTTCTCCTTTAGAATGTTAAAGGATAAGCAAGATGCAAAATCTGAAAGAGAACAAGATGCGTGTCAAGCAAGTATTGATAGTACTGAACTTGAAATAGAATTTGTACAAGACCAAATTGAACGCATACAAGATATACTAATTAACAATCACTTATAATGAAACGTAAGATAGAAAACTTTATATTTGACACAATTATATACGTAGCTGCTTTTGGACTAGTATGTACGTTTTGCCAACTATGCGCACACGCTGATAAGTGGATGGGGTTATGAAAGATTTAAAACTTTTTATAGTGGTTATTCTGACACTAACATTTTTAGTTTGGTCTAAACATTACTTGGGGATATGATAGTAGAAATAGGAAACAAACACTTTAGAGATACAGGGGAAACTATGCAAGAGGTATATTGGAATGAAACCTTTGAGGAGTGGACACCTGTACTTTGGGAACAACAAATGGAGATATGAAACTACATAAACTACACACAGGGGTTATAATAACTCACATACACACAGACATAGGGATAAGCGTAAAGGCTAGACATCCTAAAGACAAGGACTATAAAGTGTGGGAATTACTACACAGAACACAAGAATTTTACAGAGGGCTTTTATAGCCCTTTTTTTATTTCCTAAAAACCTGCTTTATATACGTTATATTTATATGAAGTATGAATTAAACGTACCTACAAGCCTAAATGAGATAACTCTTGGTCAATATCAACAGTATCTAAAACTACCTGAAGGCTTAACTGAAAACCAAGTAGCACTTAAAATGGTGGGTATCTTCTGCCAAGTGCCTGACACAGTTGTAAGAAACATCAAAGCTGCTGACATACAAACAATAGTAGCAACCCTTACAAAGATGTTTGAGGACACTCCTGAACTAACAAGAGAGTTTAAACTAAACGGCAAACGATACGGCTTTATACCTAACCTAGACGATATGTCTTTTGGCGAGTACATAGACATTGATACATACTTGGGGGATTGGGATAACATAGAGAAAGCTATGGCAGTCCTTTACAGACCCGTACAGGGCAGTTATGACAAATTATATAACATAGAGCCATACGAAGCTAAAGATGCCCTAGAGTACAAGCATATGCCTTTAGGAGTTGTATTAGGTTCTATTGTTTTTTTTTACAATTTAGGGAGCGAATTGTGTCAGGTTATGATGGATTATTCACTCAATCAGGAAATGACCTATCAACAGAAGCAAACTTTGGAGCAAAGTGGGGTTGGTATCAATCAATATACGGATTGGCTCAAGGAGACGTTACAAGATTTGAAAATATCACTAAACTAAATATGCACGAATGTTTATATGCATTAGAGTTTATGAAAGAGAAAAACGAATTAGAAGCAAAAAGAATTAAACGAAATGGCTAATACAGCAGTAAGAGGTTTTTACCTAATCACGCAAACTATAAAAGACCAACTACTATTGGATGAAAATGTCAATACGGTTACAACAGGAGATTTAACAGAGATAGACTTATCCAAGCAAACTATATTCCCATTGTCGCACGTTATCATAAACAGCGCAGCCATACAAGAACAAGTAATTAGATTTAACATCACAGTCCTAGCTATGGATGTTGTAGACTTTAGCAAAGAAGAAACAACAGATATATTTATAGGCAACAACAACGAGCAGGATGTACTTAACACACAACTAGCAGTATTAAATAGATTGTTTGGATTGTTAAGACAAGCAGACGTTAGCGATGTGTACTCACTTGATAGCGACCCTAGCTGTGAGCCGTTCTATGATAGATTTGAAAACGAATTAGCAGGGTGGAGTACAACCTTTGACATAACCATACCTAATGACATATACCTATGCTAGACAATACAGAGGATATATTAAGAGGGTTTGCCAAGAGGGTTATACAACAATCTAGGACACGACTAACTAAAGGTAAAAAGAATAGTAGTAAGGAATTATACAACAGCCTTAAATACGACCTTAAAACGTCTGCAAATGCGTTTATACTAAACTTCTTTATGGAGGAGTATGGTATTTATCAGGACAAGGGTGTAAGTGGTACTAAAAAGAAATACAACACACCTTTTAGTTATAAAGATAAGATGCCACCACCACAAGCATTAGATAAGTGGTTAGTGAGAAAAGGTATTAAAGGAGTAAGAAACGAACAAGGGCAATTTATAAAGAGAAAGAGTTTACAGTATCTAATGGCTAGAAGTATATTTAGAAAGGGTATTAAGCCAAGCAATTTCTTTACAAAGAGTTTTGAACAAGCATTTGACAAACTACCAAAAGAGTTAGTAGATGCATACAAATTAGATTTAGAAGAATTTTTAACATCAGCAACAAGTGGCAATTAAAATAAACGTAAGAAGTCCATATTATGTAAAAGCAAGTAATGCTAGTTTGGCATCAGCTACTTTAAGCCTGTATATATACACAGGTACATTTACAACGGATAAGGGAGCAGCTAAATACACAATAACTAAAAACGAGATAAGCACTAACAACTATGTTGTTTTTGAAATTGCAGAACTTGTAAGGGATTACCTAGATATAGAATTTGATGGGGAGTACGATAGTCAAACCGTATGGGTTGAAGCTGATGTAGAAATGTTTGATGCTATCAATGGCGGTGGTTCTAGTTTAGGCACAACAAGCACAGACTATATTGCCTTTGATGGTTACGGATATTTTGAAGATGCTATCAATCCTGAATTAAGTAGAACTTACCTACAAAGT